CATATGAGGATGTAAAAGCCTCTGTGGTTGCGTTTCTAAATGAAAAGATGCATAAATTTAAGGGAGATAAAGGAAAAGCATTTTCTTATTTCACTGTAATTGCAAGAAACTTTTTATTCAATGAAAATAACGCAAACTATGCGAAGATGAAAGCTCAAGAAAATTTAGATGCTGTAGATATTGGTAGAAATGTTCCCAATGAAGTTGCAGAATATGAAGCAATAGAAGAAAAATCTGATTTTATGGATTACTTTGTGGATTATATAGATTTAAATCTAAATAAACTTTTTGTAAAAGAAAGGGATAGGAGAATAGCGGATTCAGTAAACGAACTATTCCGTACCAGGAAAGATTTATATTCTTATAATAAAAAGGCACTTTATATACTTATTAGAGATAGGACAGGAGTAAATACGCAGTATATTACAAGGGTTATAGGAAAAATGAAAATAATATTTGTGGAATTAAATTCTGAATATACCAAAAATGGTATTCTAAAATTAAACCACAATATAGAAAGGTATTATGAAGAAGGATGATGATATATTTAAAGGGACGACATTTTCATCGTTATTAAAAGATGTATATGATAACTCCCGTAAAAAAGATAGACAGATAAAATTACTGATTGCTCAATTAGAACCATTGGTTAAAAATCTAAATGATGCATCAGTAGTAGTTCCGTTGATTAAGGAATACTTAGAGGTATCAGTAAAGAATGATGACCAATTAGTAAGGTTGGCTGCGATTGCACAAAAACTATTGGATAAGGGTGGTTCTGATGATGGGTTACTACTATCAGAAGAAGAAAAGAAACAGTTGTTAGAAGCTAGTAGGGATGTAGATGAAAAATTAGAATCCCTAAAAAAAGATGAGGATGAATAATGCTTGGCGAAGTAGTTGAAGTATTTTTAAAGGATGGTAATCCAGATGATATTTATAAAATAAGCGTTTTAGTTAAACGTGATGATAGTACAACTTCATCTGAATTTGCTTATCCACTAAACCCTTATATTAAATCAATACCCACTATAGGTGAACAGGTTTATTTAATTAGTGCTTTAAGTTCTAGATCTAACCCTTTTGCGGGTGGTTTTTCATTTTACTATATATCACCCACCTTTTTACAAAGGTCGTTAAATAACAATCCCTTACCAAAAGTGATTAAAAATGGGGTAGTATTATTTGACATCAGCTCATACGAAGAACCAATATCAAACACATCCGGTGTTAATGATGATACAAAAGATTTTGGTAAAGGATTTTCAGAAGTAAATAATTTATCGCAATTACAACCTTATATTGGTGATACCATATTTGAAGGTAGGTTTGGACAATCAATAAGATTTGGTTATACGCCAAAAAACAGTGAGGCTCAAAGATCACCATCATGGAATTCGTCTGTTTCTGGTGCACCAATTACAATTATAAGAAATACTCAAAACGATACTAATAAAAAGGGGTACGATAAATTTGTTGTTGAGAATATAAACAAAGATGATTCATCTATATGGATGACTACAAAACAAAAGGTAGCAACTAAATTAGCGAGTAAATCTGTAGTAAAAAATACATCTGAATATAAAAACCCACAAGTTATTATTAATTCTGATAGGTTAATATTTAATAGTAAATCTGATAATATTATACTATCATCTAAAAAGGATGTAGCTATATCTACATTGAAATATACAACTACAATTAATTTAATTATATCTGCTATAGAAACATTAGCAAGGGGTGGATTTCCAACGGCAACAGGAGGAACAACCTTACCACACCCACAACTTGCTAATATACTATTGAAGCTTAAAAAAGGTATTGGTTAATTATTATAAAACATTATATTTATTACTATGGATACAAAAAAACTAATTCAAGCTATTAAAATATTGGTTGAAAGCGAGGTTAAGAAAAGATTCGCTGAAGAAAAAAAGATTTTAAAACAATCTATTATAAAAGAATTGAAACAACAACCAATAAGACAAACCACCCCATTGGTGGAAAAAGACCCATTAGATGTAGACCATTTGTTTGAAACAAAAAAACCACAAACACAAAAAAAGTTATTTAATAACAACTCACCAATATCATCAATATTGAATGAAACATTCCAAAGTGGTGAGTGGAGGGATATAGGTGGTGGAAGGTCATTTACATCTGATATGGCACAATCATTTGGTTCTATGAAAAAAATGGGTTCTATGGAAGAATCGGTTGTGCAAGATTCGGAAGGTAGAGCGGTATCAATGAATACATTAGCCCAAACTGAAGCAGGTGCTGCAGTAGTGGATGCACTTACAAAAGATTATTCAGCTTTAATGCAGGCAATGAATAATAAAAAGAAAAGGTAATGAGTGGCACGACGATTACAATATAGAATTAATCCAATTGATTTAAAACCAAATAAAGCTGTTGGTGTGATGTTACCATTGGGTGGTAACCCAATGTTCAAATTAAGTTACACAACTGAACAACAAGCCATATCCAATTTAAAAAATCTACTCTTAACCACAAAAGGTGAAAGGCCATTCCAACCACTTTTTGGTGTGGATATTTATTCATTATTGTTTGAAAATATCCAATCTGATTTAGATTCATCATTAGAGGACTCTTTGACAAACGATATTAATTTTTGGCTTCCATATATTTTATTGGATAGTGCTGATGTTAATAGTGAGCCCGATTCTAATAAAGTTAGTATAAAAATAAAATTTAGAGTTACATCACAGGGTGCCAATCAAACCATAGTTTTAGAAGTTGATAATCAGGGTGGATTATCCATAGCTTAGGAGTAATAAATGTTAAATGATTCACAAAAAGAAGTTAGTTTAATTGGTAGGGATTTTTCCGCGTTTAGAAAAAATTTAGTAGATTTTGCTAAACAGTATTATCCAAACACTTATAATGATTTTAACGAATCATCTCCTGGAATGATGTTTATGGAAATGGCATCGTATGTTGGTGATGTTCTATCATATTATACGGATGTTCAATTAAGAGAATCAATTATTACTCAAGTAAAAGAAAATGGAAACTTATTTCAGTTAGCCCAATCGATGGGATATAAACCAAAATTTTATTCACCCGCTACAACAAATTTAATTGTTTATCAGTTAGTTCCTGCCATTGGGAATGGTAATAATGTTAGACCTGATTTAGATTATGCCTTAAAAATTAAAGAGGGGATGCAGGTATCATCAACTCAAAATCCAAATGTGGTGTTTTCTACAACTAGAAAAATTGATTTTGCATATTCATCATCTTTTGACCCAACTGAAATATCGGTTTATCAAATAAACGAAATTACCGATGAGCCTGTTTTTTATTTATTTAAAAAAAGTGTTCCTGTAGTTAGTGGTGAAGATAAAATAGCCACATTTACATTTGGTTCGCCAAAACCATATGATAAAATTAAAATTATTGATGATGGTATTATTGATGTTATTAAAATTGTTGATGATGATGGTGATATTTGGACAAAAGTAGATTATTTAGCTCAAGAAACTGTATTTGAGCAAGTTCCAAATACAACCGATTATACACTTAGTTTAAATCAATATGGGTCGGAAACTCCATATTTATTAAAGCTTAAAAAAGTACCTAAAAGATATATAACTAGAGTGGAAGAAAATGGTTCTATAGTAGTACAATTTGGGCCGGGAGTATCATCAAATGCAGATGAAGAGTTATTACCAAATCCCGGAAATGTTGGTTCTAATTTATATAAAGCAACTGGAAACATAACGCAAAATTTAGACCCATCAAATTTTTTATATACAAAAACATATGGTGCTGCACCATCAAATACAACCTTAACTGTAACCGCTAGAGTTGGGCAGGGTGTAATTGATAATGTTGTATCCAAAGATTTAACCACAATTGTAAACATTGAAATTGAAAATGAAATTACACCAGCAAACACACAACAATTTAATACAATCAGAAATTCGGTTGCGGTTACAAACGAAGAACCCGCATCTGGTGGTAAATCAAATGATGATATGGATGAAATTAGAAATAATGCGATGGCATTTTTCGCTGCACAAAGTAGAGCCGTTACTGCTGAAGATTATGTTGTAAGAGCATATGCTATGCCACCACAATTTGGTGCAGTAGCAAAAGCATATGTAGCTCCTGATTATCAAATAAGAGCTATTAGCCCGGCCGGAAGCGGTGGTTCATCGGTTGGTTCTCTTCAAGTTCCAAATCCACTTGCATTAAATTTATATGTTCTTGGTTATGATGGACAGGGTAATATAGCAAATGTGAACCCAGCCACCAAACAAAACCTTAAAAATTATATTTCATATCATAGGATGTTGACCGATGCGGTAAATATTAAAAATGCGTATATTATAAACATTGGTATTGATTTTGAAATTATTGTTTTACCAAACTATAATTCAAACGAAGTTTTATTAGATTGTATTAATGAATTAAAATTATATTTTAGTAAAGAAAATAGTCAAATAAACGGTCCTATACTATTATCAGATTTGTATGTTTTATTAGATAGAGTTGATGGAGTTCAAACTGTTATTAGACCAAGCGTAGGTAATTTGGGTGGATTACAAATAGTTAATAAATTTGATGGTATATATTCACCACATGTATATGATATTAATAGAGCAACACGAAATGGTGTTATATATCCAGCAAAAGACCCATCTATTTTTGAGGTTAAATTTCCTGATGTAGATATTAGAGGTAGAGTTGTTCCGTTATTTTAGGAGAAATAAATGATTTATAGAATATATCCTCAAAAAGATACCACTATATATGAATATTCAGCAAGAAAATTACAAAATGTTGGAAAAGATGAAGTATTAGAGGTAGGTAAGTTCTTTGATACCGATGATACTACTCTAATAGGTAATAGTAGAATATTAATTCAATTTGATTTATCCGAAATTTCACAATTGGTTACGGCCGAAACAATATCGGGAAGTATAAAGTATTATTTAAATCTTATTTCATCGGATGAAAGAGAAATTCCATCCGATTATAATCTTTATATCTACCCCATATCTCAAAGTTGGGTAGAAGGTTTGGGTTCATTGCCCGATACACCTCATAATGAGAATGATTCAAATTGGGTTTATAGAAGTACGAATATAAGTTGGAGTGTAGCATCACCAATAAATTCGGGCTCATACTGGGCGGTTAATGAAGGTGGTGGAACTTGGTTTACATCATCCATTAATGGTATTTCATATTCGCAATCTTTTAGTAGAAATGTTTCGGACATAAACATTGAAGTAACTCAATATGTAAATGATATTCTTAGTGGTAATAGAGTAAACAATGGGTTTATCATTAAAAGGTCTAATACCGATGAAATCGGTTCAGCTAAGTTTGGCATCTCAAAATATTTTTCAACAGAAACTCATACAATTTATGTACCAACATTGGAAGTTAGGTGGGATGATTCCCAATTTCAGACAGGCTCTTTATCATCACTAACCGCAGAAAATATTGTTATATACACCAAAAATCTTAAATCTGAATATAAGCAAGATTCAAAAGATAGAATTAGAGTTTATGGTAGAGAAAGATACCCACAAAGAACATTTAGTAACAGTGGGGCACTATCAACTATAAAATACTTACCCACATCATCATATTGGTCAATTAGGGATGTTGAAACTAATTTAGAAATTATACCATTTAATACTACTTATACAAAGATAGAATGTGATTCAAACGGAAACTATTTTGATATGTGGTTTAATACATTACAGCCTGAAAGATATTATAGATTTGTGTTCAGAGTTGATTCTGATGGGCTTGAAAAATATTATGATAATGGGTATTACTTTAAATTAATTAGATAATGGAAAGAGATATAAAACGAAATAAAAAAGGAAGCATATTATCCTATGAGATTACCGATTCAACCAGTAGTTATGGTGTAATTACGTTGGATAACAATGTAAAATTATTTACATCGCAATCGTTTTATTCAAATCAAACTACAAAAATAACTGAATTGGAAATTGATGATCAAGAAATTATCGGTTATAGTTTTGATGTAATTCCCTATATAAATTAATATGTCATTAGATAGATTTATAAATTTCGATGATATTATTTCAAGTACATCTCCATTGTATGGGGAGACTTTTGAAAATTTAGGTAATTACCGATTTATATCATCATCTTTCACAGGTGTTGATTTCTTTGTTGACACACCTTCCAATATTGGAGGTATCGCGGGCCCTAGGCAAAGTTTTTTGGAATTACACATATATGATTCTGATAATAATTTATTAAAATCATCATATTTTAGAAACTTCCTAACAATATCCGGAAGTCAGATTAGTAGTGCTACAAATCCAATATTTGGATTTTCTCCTGAAAAAGATATAAGAGAACTTGGATATGATAGTGGAATATACACAATGGTGTATAACCCATTATACAATTTTGCGGGAAATCCAAATGAACCGGATTTAAAAATATCAGAAATATCTTCAGATAGAACTGAAATACGAATTAAAAATCCAAGCAATTTTAATTTAAAATTAATTAAAGATATTCAAGAATTTAAATACACTGTTCAACCTTTAAATAATTTTACAAATGGAAGTAGTAAACCCGAATTTTTATTAAATTTTGGTAATAATATTATTTCCGATATATCTTACATAAATTTTGTTGGGGAAGGAATTACACCAATTCCATTCCCAACAGGCAGTTTTAATGGTCAACATACACTATTTAAACCACCTAATTATCCACTATCACCCAGAGGTATTTTATTTAAAGAGATAGTAAGTGGTAGTGTAAATCAACAATACCCGAGTGGATCAGCAACCAGAAGATTTACTTTTTTTAAATTAGAATTAAATCAAAATAATGAACCTGAATGGGTTCAGGAAAAAGCAACGGAAGGTACTTATGCAGGCGCTCCATATTACCTTTTTAATAATGATATTATTGGAACTGAATTAAACGGTAGAAACGATAATATTCTTGTACTTTCGGGAAGTAATAGGGGCCCGAACGGCCCCGTATTTACCAACCCTCCTGCATTTATTCAACCTGAAGACGCCAGTAATCTTACAGACAACCTCGAAATAACTGTTCCACAAAGACTATTACCAGGTGCGGCATTCGATTATTATCAAAATTTTGAAATTTCTCATGAATCACGACCAAATTTTATAGTTAAGCAGTATAAAAATAGAACAAAATTAAGTAAGGATGATGACGATAATCCCACTATTGTATTTTATGTAAGTGGTTCTATATATGTTTCTGGAAGCCTAAACCCCAATATCAGTCGTCTTTTAACTACTGTAAGATATTCACAAATTTTACCAAGACCAGCTGATGGTCCAAATGGTGTGTATGAAGCACTTGGTGTTACTAATACATCAAATCCAGAAGATGTACGCAACTCAGAACTTTTTGCAGATTCAAGTGGACAATTAGTAAACTTTGCAAATGTTAGATTAAAAAATCAAAAAGGTGGTTCTTTATTAAGTGGGGTTATAACTCCTCAAGGCCGTCAAGGAATTTCGGATTTATACATTAAATTAACATTACCATTAGATGATAGTATAGATGTTGGGCAAAGTTTATCAATTGATGGTAGATTACAAAAATCATATATAGAAAAAATAGTTGCATATGATCAATTAAATCAAATTAAAAGGGTTCAATTTTTACAACCAAATTTTAACATTGATTTAGATAAATATGGTAAATCGGATGGTACTGATTTTAAATCATGGAATGATTTATTGGATGCAAATTTATCCACATCACAACAAATTATAGATAGTTATTTTAGTGGTTCTTTTGGTAATATCGAATTAAACATAGATTATTCCGATTTTAAAAATTTTGTTCATTATTCATCTGCAACCGAAAGAGTTGATAATTTCTTTAGTAAATTACAAACAATAGAGGGATATAATAGTAGAATAGTAACCCTACAACAAATTTCAGGATCACATGCATTAACGAACATATCACAAGCAATTACACGAAGAGATACTTTAATTGGTGGGTTTGATGGGTTTGAAAAATGGATGTATAACAAAGCAACAGGTTCACTATACACACATTATTCAACAACCGATAATCCAGCCACACCATATCCAAAAATATCAACATATCCAATAGTATTTTATCCAACCACAAGTTCTCAAGCAGAGAGTTGGTATGCGGGTGCTTATAGTTCTGCTTCACTTTACGATTCACAAAATGATTCTGCCCTAATCAATATGATACCATTTGCGTTAAGGGAAGACCCGCTCAACGAAGATTATGTATTATTCATTAATATGATAGGACACCACTTTGATATTTTGTGGACTTATGTAAAATCATTAGAAGATATAAATAAAAGAGAAGAACATCCTGAAGATGGTATGTCAGATGATTTGTTATATGATGTAGCAAAATCAATGGGGTGGTATTTATCCAATGGTTGGGGTAATGCAAATCTTTGGGAATATACTTTAGGAACTAATTCATCAGGAAGCCGATCACAAACAATTGGTGGGTTGGAAACAAAATCAAAGGAAAAAATTAGGTCAGAAGTTTGGCGTAGAGTATTAAACAATTTACCATATATTTACAAATCAAAAGGAACGCCTCGTTCAATAAAAGCCCTTTTATCTTGCTATGGTATTCCATCGTTATTTTTAAAAATAAGAGAATATGGTGGGCCCACAATTGTTGAATCCCCAAACAAATATGAAGCTGAAAGATTTATTTACAAAGTAGAAACATCCGATTCTAAACCAATAAGAAACCCTTTTGGTAGTATAGGTATAGATGGTAGTATTAGTATACCAAACACTATTGAAGTAATTGGTAAAATGCCACTAAATGATTTTACAATTGGTAGATTAACGGGGGGTGGAACTGATTTAGACTTTGAATGGAATTATTCAGATGGGCGAGCCAGAATATTGGCTAAAACGGGTTCTAGTTTAGTTATGAGTTCATCGTATATGAACTATAAAACACGAAAAGATGGTGTGTTTGGTATTATATCTGGGAGTTCAACCACAATTAGAGCCGTATTTAAAGATGATTTCGGAAATATCCTAGCTTCACTTTCGGCTCAAAGTTCTACACCAAATAGTATATTTGGTAACTCAACCCAATTCATTGTTGGTGATGGTGTTGGTGATTATTCATCAATTGCATCAATTCAAGAGATTAGATATTACTCATCATCCCTTTCCGAAGAAATATTTCAAGAGCACGCCTTAAATACTGAAGCATATTTTTCAGATGATAATACAACCGATGTTGATAATAGCCAAACCTCTTACAAAAATTTGGTTTATAGAATATTTCCTGATAGTGGGTTTAATACTATATCAACAGCTATTTCATCATCCCACCCAAATCAATTTTTTAAAACCACTTCAGGTGGAGCACCATTAACCGCATCATTACCAAATCACACATCGGCTGATTTAGTTGGTGAGGTGGATACTCAATTTGTAAAAGTTCCATCGGCGGGAGTATTAAATGAGAATAATAATAAAGTAAGAATAGAATCTTCGGTTTTAAGTGGTTCTTTAGATGTTGAAAGAACTGGTGAAGTTTCTCAATATGATTATACCCAATTAGATTCAAATTTGGTTGGATTATATTTCTCATCAACGGATGTAGTAAATGATGATATATACAATTCAGAAGGTTATTTTGAAATAGATGATTGGGTAGGAGATCCGGATGATAGATTTAATGATGATTATCCTTTATTAAAATGGAGAGCAGGTGAGTATTTTAAAAAGTATGTTAATCTAACACCGGCTTCAGGTTCGGCTCAAAGGCGTGGGACTGCAATTGGACTTTTGTTGGATTTGTTATCTTTATATGACCATAGTATATTCCAACAAGTAAAACAATTAATACCCGCAAGGTGTGAGTATATTGGTGGTGTATTATTAGAACCGCATATTTTAGAAAGAAACAAAATCAAACGAGATGATAAGTGGTCACTCGCCCGACTGGATTATCCACTACTTTTGGAAGATTCACCCAAAGTAATAGAAGCTTCAAAGATTGATTATTTAGGAATCATTATACCAAATATTCAGGTCATTGGAGCAAAGCTTGACCATTTAGTGAATATTAAACCAAATATTCAGGCCATTGGAGCAAAGCTTGATTATTTAGGAACTATTACACCAAATATTCAAACTATTGGAGCAAAGCTTGACCATTTAGTAAATATTAAACCAAATATTCAAGTCATTGGAGCAAAACTTGATTATTCAGCTCCAATATATGTTAAAGATTCATACTATAAAGGTGCTTTAATAAAATATCAATATCCCATATTAAGTGCTAGTAGTGGGGTGTTTTTTAATGTTCAAAATCCTTGGTGGGAAAGGCAGATTATATGGTCTTATATGGATCAAAGATTATCTCCGCACGGAAAACAACGAGAATTCTTCTATTCATCATCTTTATCCGCATCATTAGGTAAATATTATTCATCATCATTAATACCATACCCATCTGTTCAAACCGATGAATTACCATTAGGTTTAGCAAATTTAAAATTTAATGGTTGTAATAGTGGAGTTACATCAATAGATGGATTACCTAGTGTTGAAATATTTAGAGTAGATTCAAATGTATTAGGAATTCCTCCAAGAAATTCGTCAGTTCGGGGTGCTAATATAAAAAAATAAAATCTATATTTATATAAAACAAAATTAAAAAAATAAAAATCTATATTTATATAAAACAAAATTAAGGAAATAATATATGGGATACTTAGATAATACATCGGTGACTGTTGATGCTATCTTAACAAAAAAAGGTAGAGAGCGATTAGCTTCTTCTAGAGACGAATTTGAAATTACAAAATTTGCATTAGGAGATGATGAAGTTGATTACACATTATATAACCCATCACATACATTGGGTTCATCATATTATGGTGAAATGATAGAAAATATGCCTATATTGGAAGCAATTACAGATGAAAACTACGCATTGAAATATAAATTAGTAACATTACCAACCCGCACCTCTAACATACCTATAATGACAGTTGCTCCAACATCAATTTCGATACCACAAAGTAGCGCCCTACCCAGAAATGCGCCGGGGACGCCCGTCGGCCCCAACCGAAACTCCGTAACCGTTACCATCGCCGGCCAAGTCGCTCAACAAGGTACTTTTACTGTAACTCTTTTGGATAGTGATTTGGGTGAAATTACCCCAGACCCGGTCTATCCTTTTAAGTTTGAATTTACGAGCATTTTTACACTAACCCCCCAACTAGACCAAAACGGTACGATAATAGTTCAATCGGATAGATTTGGTACACGAATCGATATACCTGTTACAGTTACAGTACAATAAATTTTATGGGTGTATATCAATTAATAAAATGTTAAAAAAATATAAAAGGGAAAAATACAAATGGCAACACAAACAATTATAATTGGAAATCAGAACGTAACTGCTAGCTCTGGAGCATTTGAAAATTTAGATCCAGATGATATATTCGATGATCCAATAATTCAAAGAGTAACTCGTGGATTATTTACCCAAAACTCCCCAACATTATCAACATTTTTCACATCATCTGCACAAAGTGCTTCATCGGGACAATATTATTACGATGTTTACGATGAACCGGCGAGTGATGAACATCGAGAAGTCCAATTTTCAGTAGCATATGGACACGCATTAGGTAGTGGTTCGTTAGTAATAAACGCAGCATCGAATTTTGCTGGTTCGCAAGACACCCCATCTCGTGCAATTTATGCCCAATATGTACAAACTCTTTTACCTTCAACCCAACAAAAATTCAGTTTTATAGGTCTTGGTGCTTCGGGTGTGGCCGTAGATGAAAACATAATTTATGTAATTAACTTTAAAAGGGGTAGAATCAAAGATTTGTTGGATGCCGGTAATTTTGAATTAAATCTTAGAAGTGGTTCTAATCAACTACGATTAATAGATGATTCTCGAGATACACTTCAGGCAGGAAACCAAAATTCAGAATTTTTTAATGTAGTTTCCGGTTCACTAGCGAATGGTATAGCAATTGCCGCCGCAACACGAACATATGGAAGGGTTTATCCCGAAAGAGGTGTAATCGTTTTATCAGGAACACTATTAGGTTCGTCAAGTATTATTCCAGTATTAAACACTAATACTGGTTCTAATGTAAATGGTGATAACGCATTTAAGTTGTTCGAAGCTATAAGTAGTTCGGCAGCTAATGATTCTACCAATGGTGCATTTAAAGGGAGAAATGTTGAAGAAGTCAAATCTACATATTATTTTTTAAGAGCTAAAAATACTAAGTTTAATTTTAGTAATAATCCATCGTATGTATCTTCTTCCGGTGGTATAAATGTACTTAGACAACCAACATTTGTAAATAATCCAAAAACATATATTACAACCGTTGGGTTGTATAATACTGGAAGTGAAATGTTAGCAGTTGGTAAATTATCAAAACCAATATTAAAATCTTTTGGTAACGAAATTCTTTTAAAAGTAAAATTAGATTTTTAAAATAATAATTAATGCCATATAATAGAACAGTTCAAAAAATTGTATTAAATAATAGAAATTTTGATGGTATTAATTATACTTTTAAAAAAATAAATGAGGTATTTTCACAAGAAAAAAAATTTGTTGCACATAAAAGATATGAAGTAACGGATTCAAATCATTACACATCATTTGGTATATCTACTTTAAGAGCAATAAGACCCCATATTAGTGGTGGGATTGAATTTACACCAACCGATTTAACACAAAGTTCCACATACGATGGATTAAGTGATGTTTATCAAAAAACAATGTGGGTTAGTTTAGATAGATTATTTACTACTGATTGGAGATTAAAATTATACGATACCGCATCAGTTTTATCTATACCTGTTTATAGATTTGGGTTTGAAATAAAGCCAACATCGGTTAATATAACAAACTATTCAGGCTCAACAACAAACTATAGATACTATACGGATGAAAAAGTAGATGATGAGTGGGGAACTATAGTATCATCATCAGCAACATATGGTTATGTTTTTTATAGACAGGGTTTGATTGTTATGACAAACACCGGTTCTAATAATCAAAACACTTTTTTAGGAGATGGTAATTGGGATTATAGTTCTAATAGAGGGTTTATTGTAAACTATAGAGCAACTAAATTGGTAGAAGAAGTTAATTTAATTTGTCATATTCCAAAAGATGAATTTAATAAAAGCACAAATCCAAGTGTGTTAGAACCTATAACCGCGTCGTTGAGTGGAACGTCCGGATCAGCTTCAGCTTACAAATCATTTACAACAGGTTCAGAATTCATGCCATACATAACAACTATTGGATTATACAACGATGATGGTGAAATGATGGCTGTTGCAAAATTAGGTTCACCATTAAAGAAAAGTACGATTACGGATTTATTTATAAATGTAAAATTTGATATAGATTAGTTATGCCAAAAAATTGGGGTCACATCCAAAAAACCAAAGGGCATCGCTCGGGTTTGGAGGATAAAGTTTCGGATGAATTAAAACAAATAGGTATTGATGGTGAATATGAAAAACACCAAATATCCTATACTAAACCTGCTACCAATCATACATACAAACCTGATTTTAGATTGCCCAATGGAATTTTTATAGAAACAAAGGGTAGGTTTACTTTAGAGGATAGAAAAAAACACTTATTAATAAAAGCTCAAAAGCCTGATTTGGATATACGGATTGTATTTCAAAATCCAAATGCAAAATTAAATAAAAGGTCAAAAACTACATATGGGATGTGGGCCGATAAAAACGGATTTAAATGGGCCACAAAACAAATCCCCACAGAATGGATAAATGAAGAACCCAAAACATTTTTGTTTGGATAATTAGTTTTTCTGTTGTATATTGTGTAGAATGGGTTTAGTAAAAACATACACAGTTGAACATACATCGTTTAATCAGAACATTCGTGTCTTTTTAAAAAAGTGGCATTACTCTGATTATGTAAATATACAAACAAAACATGCATTTATTCTACTCAGAGAAGGAAATTTTGGTATGCCTGAAATAATTGGTGTTTGTATCTACACCCGACCAGCAGGCCCAACCGCAGGGCAAACATATCACCCATCCCGTCCCGATAAGGTTTTAGAATTACGAAGATTGTGTTTGGTAGATGATACACCAAAAAATGCTGAATCGTATTTTATATCCAAAACAATTAAGTGGTTAAAACAAAATACGGATTGGGAATACATAATAAGTTACGCAGACCAAAATCAGGGGCATAGGGGGGTTATCTACCGTGCTTCCAATTTTAATTATTTGGGTGAAACATCCGCATCAAAATCGTTGGAGGTGGATGGTAAATCATTTCATATTAGGACACTTTCTATGTTGGATAGACCTTATGGAGTTGAAATAAATAGGAGATATAAAGAGGGTGATGAGAATGTAAAGATAATTACTAACTTACCAAAACATATTTATACATACGATTTAAGAGATGGTAGAAGAAAGATTAATTGAGTTATTAGAAAAGGTTTTGGGTAAAAGTAAAAAAACCACTGGGGATAACTATGCTTTTTATTCACCATTCACCGACCATTACAAACCAAAACTTGAAATAAACATAAAAACAACATCGGATGGTGATAACCCCTGGCATTGTTGGATATCGGATGAAAAGGGAAAAACAATCCGTTCATTGTTTAAAAAGCTGAATGTATCACCACAAATATGGGATGAGTATAATTCTATTTTCAGAAACATTAGAAAATATAAACAACCAACCGAACAACTAACCCAACAACAAACATTTGTTCAACTACCTAAAGAGTTTATTCCTTTATGGGAATCATCTAAATCCATTATTTATTCACATGCCCTAAATTACATTTTAGGTAGAGGAATCCGACCGGGTGATATTGTTAAATATGGAATGGGGTATTGTGTTGAGGGTGAATATAGTAATAGAATTATCATCCCTTCATACGATTCGGATGGGATGTTAAACTATTTTGTTAGTAGGGCTTTTTATGATACAGCACAAAAGCATAAAAATCCAAAGGTATCCAAAGATATTATTGGGTTTGATTTGTATGTAAATTGGAATGAACCAATCGTTATTTGTGAGGGGGTCTTTGATGCAATCGCAATTCGTAGAAACGCCATTCCTATATTTGGAAAAACAATTCCACCAAAATTAGAAAAAAAGATATTGGATAAAAAAGTATCCCGTATCTATGTTTGTTTAGATTCCGATGCTATCAACAACTCTATTCAATTATGTGAGAAACTAATGGGTTGGGGAATTAAAGTTCACTTAGTTCAGTTGGATTCGGAGGATGATGCATCTGAATTAGGATATGATAAGATAAACACAAAAATATACGATACTCCCGAATTAAATTTACTAAGTTTGGTGGAGTATAAAATGTTTAGGAAAAAATGAAAAAGTTAAATAAGATTTATCATATTGCCGATGTTCATATACGAAACTTAAAGAGACACAAAGAATATTCGTTAGTCTTTAATCGTTTATATGATTACCTAAAATCGGTTGTTACTAATGATTCAGCTATTGTATTGGCTGGGGATATTGTTCATGCTAAAACCGATATGACACCTGAAGTGGTTCATATGACTCAAAACTTTTTAAGAAGTTTATCGGATATTATGCCTACTATTTTAATCCCCGGTAATCACGATGCAAACCTAAATAATCCTTCTCGATTAGATGCGTTATCACCAATTGTTGATGCGTTAAATCATCCAAACTTATTTTATTATAAAAACACTACAACCTTTGAATTTGGTGGTATTACATTTGCACATAAATCGGTGTTTGATTCATCAGATGGTTTTACAAATAGTTCAGATGTTAATGGAGATTTTAAGATTGCTCTTTATCACGGACCCGTTGATGGGATACAAACCGAACATGGATTTAAGATTGATAATAAAAAAGTTACAGTAGATTCTTTTAGAGGATATGATATTACTTTATTAGGGGATATTCATGTCCCCAATAATTCAGTATCAGGTGTAGATACGATAAAGTATCCAGGCTCCCTGATTACACAGAACCATTCAGAATCAATTTATCCTGAACATGGGATATTGGTATGGGATTTACCCACAAAGTCCTCTACATTCGTTCATATTGAGAATGAGTATGGGTATGGAACAATTGATATTGAGGATGGTAAAATTGTATCAAGCAATTATATTTGCCCAAAACCAAGATTACGATTGAGGGTTAAAGATACAACCACATCCCAACTAAATAAGGTTATATCTTCTTTGAAAAAGAAATATGATATAGAAGAGCTGAGTATTCAAAAAGTTTTATCCACTAATCAGGTTGGGAAGCGTGAACATGTAACTCTACAAAATGTAAGAGATGTTGGTTTTCAAAATAAACTATTAGAGGATTATTTAAGCCAAAAATTTGGAATTGATTCAGAATTATTAGAAGTTGTTAAGGGTATAAACGCCGATATAAACTCAAAGATTGTAAATCCATATGCAATTAGAAGTTCCGTTTGGATACCAAAAAGTTTTGAGTTTTCCAATATGTTTTCTTATGGTGAGAATAACCATATAAACTTTCAGAATATGAAGGGGGCGTATGGTGTATTTGCGCCTAACGCAAGTGGTAAATCTTCTTTATGGGATGCTTTATCATTTTGTATTTTTGATAAGTGTTCCCGAACATCAAAAGCAGTTGATGTGATGAATTATTCTAAAAAGAATTTTTATTGTAAATTTATTTTTGAATTAAATGGTAGGGATTATGTAATTGAAAGAACTGCAAATAAATCTACAAAAAAAGGAACTGTAAAGGTTGATACTCAATTTTACACATTCAATGATTTGGGGGATATTGAAAGTTTGAATGGGGATGAAAGGCGGGATACAAATTCAGTCATTAGACAGTATGTAGGAACATACGATGATTTTATATTGACGGCATTATCAACTCAATTTAACAATAGTGGGTTTATTGATAAATCGCAAAAAGAAAGAAAAGAATTACTTGCTCAATTTTTGGATATGGATGTTTTTGAACAATTGTATTCAGTAGCAAGTGAAGAAATAAAAGAATTATCAACCTTATTAAAAGATTATAAGGGACAAGATTTTCCAACAAAGTTAGCAAAAGCTGAAATGGTAGTCCAATCCATAACAGGTTCTATTTCAAATTTAGAAACTGAAAAAGTAAATCTTGAAAATGGGCTTGGGGTTATAAACCAGCAAATTGAAGATAAATCTGCAAAGTTAATTGTTGTGGATAAAACTTTAAATTTGGAAGTATTAAATACCCAATTAAAAGATTGTAGAAATTCAACAGGAGTAATATCATCCAATATAAGGGAGTTACAATATCAGGTAAAACCATTAGAAGAAAAGCTTGAAAGAATTGGTGAGTTCTACAAAGAATACAATTTGGATGAATTAAAACTAAAAGATAATGAGTGGCGTGTATTAGATAGGGATATAACATTGGTAAAGCAAACCATATCAAAGTATCAGATTGATTTATCTCATACTAAAAAACACTTGGAGGGTATTGGTTCTTTTACATACGATGATAATTGTGAACACTGTGTTAAAAACAAAAACACTCCATTTGCAAAACAGAGTTTGGAGTTAGAAAACAAAATACTATCTCTTACTAAAAAGATAACTGAATTAGAAACGGAATTATCTGAAAAGGTTGTAAGGCAGAGGGCGTGTGATGTAAAAGCAGATTTAGAAAAGGTGAATCAGGTCAAAGAAAAGGAGCAAGAAACAAACCGTAAATATTATAATCTTTTATCGGAATTAAATGATGCTAAATCTGATTATACTCAATACGAAGTCCAATATGAAAAAATATCATCCGATATTGAAAAAGCCAAAAAGCAAGAAAAATCGGTTGAATTCAATATTAAACTTAACGATGAAATTAGTATTTTGAAAAATAAAAGAGTAGAAACTCAATCTGAATTAAATAGGGTTACAACCGATTTAATAGATTTGTTGGGTGAGTTACGTGTTCAAAAAAATACAATTGAATCTGTAAATGAGTCCATTGAAAAGTTAAATCAAATGGAATTAAAATACAATGGATATGAATATTACTTATCAGCAGTTAAGCGAGATGGTATTCCATATGGATTAATATCAGAAATATTACCAAAGTTAGAAATTGAAATCAACAACATTCTTCAACCTATAGTGGATTTTCAAATCATATTAAATACGGATGGTAAAAACATAAATTCATATATTTGTTATGGTGATGATAGATACTGGCCATTAGAGTTGACAAGTGGTATGGAAAAGTTTGTGAGTTCAATAGCAATCAGGACCGCATTGATAAGTGTATCTAACTTACCACGTCCCAATTTTATTGCTATTGATGAGGGGTTTGGTTCGTTGGATACTGATAATTTTAATTCTTTGTATTTATTATTTGATTATTTAAAAACTCAATTTGATTTTATTATTACAATATCCCATATAGATAAAACGAGGGATATGGTAGACCAAATAATTGATATAAATAAAATAAATTCTTTTTCTTCAATAAAATACTTATAATTATAGGGGAAATAAATGTCATTGGAATTTAAAAGAAGGTTTAACGAAAATTTAGATTTAATACCGGTTTATATTGAAGATACTTCATTAACATCAGAAGCATACTTTGGTATAAAAGAGTTTCCTTCTTTTTTTGGTAGGGGTAAAAATGGTGTTAGGATAAAACCAAATGAGGATATACTAAAACCCAATTCTCAATTATATATTGAAATATTAGATGTAAATCTTAATTCGGTTTACTATGAAATACCTGATTACGAACCAGGTGATTTATCACGCTATATTTCGGTGTGGGTTTATGGTGAACGGGATGATATATACAATACCCCAAATGGTATTGGTGAAATGATAATATGTGGTATAGCAGAAAGAACCGAAGATGGTGAGATAATACCTGAAGAATTTAGAGATGTTATTAATGTTAGGTGGAAAAGAAAAATTTCTATAAGTAGAGATAGTAGATCTGAATCTCCAATAGTGTTTACAAACCAAAATTCAGTACCAATAATATCCGTATCAGAATCATTTTCATTTTATAGAGAAATACCAACCCAAAGTTTGAATCAACCACAAATAGTAAATCAAACTGTAAATCAAAATATAATTTATACATCGGATTTTGGTGGGCAAAATGTGTTTTTAGAAACACCAAATTATCAATTAAATCCAAATTCGATTGGTGGTAAAATAAAAATTAACTTACAAAATACCACATTATCCCCACAAATTACATCCGCAGAACTTAGTGCAGGAATGTTAAAGCCACAAAATTATACCGCATCATTACAATCATTTATTACCAGTAGAAAAGTTAGAGTTTCTAATCCACTAACCGCATCTGTAAGTACTAAAACAGCATCACTACTAAAAACTTTTACATTATTTTCTACCGGGAGTTTTGTGGTGGAAACAATTAGTACAGGTTCTACTACCATATTTTCACAATCATTAGCTCATATAACAATAAAAGATGTGAATCCAATTCTAGGTAATGTTGATAAAATAAATGTGTATATCAGATCAAGAGCAACGGGAGGAACATTAACAGAATATCAGTTAATAGGAACAAAACTATTGTATGATATTATTACAGGCTCATCAACAGACATATACTCTGATACTCAAACTAATGTAACTCAATCAACTCATACATTTTTATATAATCCAACCAATAAAAATGTGGCAAATGATATAAAAATTGAATATTTAAATTCACAAAACGATTTTGCAAATTATGAATCGATATTAACCAATTATTATTTTAAAGGATATGATAGTCAAGCAAGTGGCTCTGGTGGTGGGGGTGATATAACGGAATTAAGTCAATCATTATCCACTCAAATTAATAATGTAAGTTCATCTATCACAACATTAACTGTAGCTAGTTCATCATTATCCACTCAAATTAATAATGTAAGTTCATCTATCACAACATTAACTGAAGCTAGTTCATCATTATCCACTCAAATTAATAATGTAAGTTCTTCATTATCTACTATTACAAATGTAATTAAAGATACTGGCGATAATAGATTAGGATTAAATATTCAAGGTGAGTGGAATAATACAACCGAACCAAGCAACACTCTGTTGAGTGAAGGCGAAAAAATTGATTGGCTATCGGGTGAGAATATTTCTTTGATAAGAAACTCATCACCGGGAACTATATCACTCTTAGCAGACCCGGATGGATATTTAAAAATTAAATTGCACAGTAATGAAGGTGTTGACACTGATTATATAATATTTTTACCATACTATTCATCATCATATTCTGGATAATAATAAACTAAAATAAATTTTATATTTATTTATATGGGAAATTTAATAAAAGAGTGGGTTAAAGAAATATTAACCGAAGAAATAAAAGATATAGTGGTTGTATATGCAGGAAGGTTTCAACCTTTTCATAAAGGACACTATGGAACATACTCACATTTAGTTCAAAAGTTTGGTAAAGATAAGGTTTGGATTGGAACATCCAATAAAAGTGGTGGACCGAAAGACCCATTTAACTTTTTGGAGAAGAAAAAAATAATGACTACAATGTTTGATATCCCTTCAAATAAAGTAGTTCAAGTAAAAAACCCATATAACCCAACCGAAGTATTAAGTGGATTTTCACCCAAAACAACAGCGTTTGTAACTGTGGTAGGAGAAAAGGATGTACAACGATTGGGTGGTAAATATTTCAAAAAGTTTCATAGTGGAGACGGATTCAAACCTGCTAGTGGGTATGAAGAAAATGGTTATGTTTACGCATCACCAATGCAGGCAAACTCAATAAGTGGAACGGATGTAAGAAAGTGGTTATCAGCGGGAGATGAATCAAAAAGAAAAGCAGGATTTAAAAAAGCTTATCCAAAATTTAATCCCAAAATATACAACTTAATAACAAAAAAGTTGATAGCAGTAGAATCCATAATGGAATCTTTCTTTAAGACATTTAATATAAAAGCATTAACTGAGTCAACACTAAGTGGTGGATATGGGGGAGATGCAGGTGAACCTGACGCAATGTATGTAGTTCCTAATAAACGAAGGGTTTTGGGATTAAGTAAGCAAGCACAAAAAAACGATTATTGGTTTGTTAATGGTGGATATGTACAATTAGATTTTCCAAAAGCAGATGTAATGGTCAAAAAATCCGCAAAAGGTACTGGGGATTTTTACCAATATAGTAGTACTAGAAAAGTATTTACAATGGATGACCTTTTAGATATTCCTGAAACCGAAGATTTTGTAACGGCTGATACAGCAACATCACCATTGGATGCAGCACCACCGGATGCACCACTTAATAATACAGTAGATATTACAGGAGTAAAGGATGAAGAGTTACAAGAAGCTTATGCAAGATTAGGACACGAAATTGTTGAATGGTCTACCAATACTAAAGTAAAGAGAATTAACGATAGACAATTTAGATTATTAGAAAAAATTGGCAGAAAGTTTTCTAAGTTTTTGTTAGAGGGTGGCGCATACGGACACATGAATCACCCATTTGATATGGAATTGGGTTTAACTTTTGGTGATTTAAAAAATATAATAACAAAAGCCCTAAAAGGTGATTTGAAATTAACAACAGAAAAGTGTATAGCGGGTGATAGTATTATTGAAACTAAAAATAATGGAAACATACCTATATCGGAGTTTGTGGATAATAAACTTACCGATTTGGTATTATCATTTAATGAAGTAACTGGTAATAATGAATTTATGGGTATTATGGCATCTTTTAATAATGATGATACTGATGAGTGGTTAGAAATAGAACTGGAAGATGGTAAAACCATTCAAGTAACGCCAAATCATAGAATGTATGTAGAGGGTATAGGGTATGTTCAGGCCAAAGATTTGACCGAAGATATGGAATTGAAAACATTGTAAAAATACACACAACAACCATCGGTTTTTTCACAAATCACATATTTATATAAAATAATACATACTATGGAAGAAGCTTGTAAATATTGTGGTAATAAACTTCAAATTAAAAGTAGTTTGAGTATAAATGGTCATATAAGAAATTGTGGTAAATTTAAAGAATGGCGTGATGGGTTATTTAATTATGATATGTTATATACTGAATATATAATAAATGGTAAATCTGCGCTACAAATTGCTAATGAAAATGGGTGGAGTTCATCTACAATAGTGAACAAACAACTTAGACGATTAAATATACCTGTTAGAAATGTAAAACAATCTCATTATATGGATGGGTATAGAGATAGAATTGAAAAAACTAATTTGAAAAAATATGGTGCAATAAACCCATTATCTAAAGGGACAGTAATATTTCACAAAAGAAATAAAACTGTTAAAGAAAAATATGGAGTTGATAACATTTTTCAGCACCCAAAAGTTAAAGAAAAAATACGATTTTCTGGAGCATTTAAGTCTTTATTTCCAAATTACAATGTAAATGCTATACCAATTATAGAAGAGTATGGTAAGCAATATGGATATAACTTCCAACACGCGGAAAATGGTGGTGAGTATTATGTTGAAGGGCTTGGTTATTATTTGGATGGGTATGATAAAGAAAAAAACGCTGTAATTGAAATAGATGAATCGCATCATTTTAATAAAGATGGTTCACTTCGAAAAAGAGATGTAATACGACAGGAAAAAATAGAAAAGTTATTGGGCTGTAAATTTATAAGGATTAGATATGAAAATTAAATCAATAAAACCAATAAACAAAGTTCAGACCAGATATGACATAAAAGTTGATAATTTTTCATGTTATTATGCAAATGGTATATTAATTCATAATACAGATGGACAGGCACTCGCTATTAGTTGGAGAGATGATAAGGGATTAATCGCTGCAAGGAACAAGGGACACCTTGCTAACAGTGGTGAAAACGCAATGTCAATCGCTGATGTTGCTTCAAAGTTCGGAGGTAGGGGTGGACTAACCGATGCTTACAACTTTGCTATGAGGGATTTAGAAACGGCTGTGAAGGGGTTATCAAAAGCACAACGAGATAAGATATTTGCGCAAGGTAAAAAGTTTATGAACTTAGAAGTTATTTATCCAACATCGGTAAATGTAATACCTTATGGACAGGCTCTTTTAATATTTCATAATACAAATGAATACGATGAATCCGGTGTGGCGATTGGGGCCGACCAATCTGATGCAAAGATATTGGCGGGGATGATTAAACAAATCAATCAGGATGTACAAGAAAAGTATAAGATACAAGGGCCACCAATTACACAATTACCAAAAGATGTAAATTTAGAAAAATTACAACCAAAGTATTTGGGGATGTTAAAAAACTTACAATCTAAATTTGGTTTAAAAGATAGTGATGGGCCTGCAGAATATCATCAGGCTTGGTGGGGAGATTACATAGATAAAAATTCACCTGAAAAATTAGATAAATCAACAAAGGATGGATTGGTAAAAAGGTGGGCATTTTTTGATAAAAGTTTTAAATTGGGTACAAATAACATTAAATCTCAAAAGGTATTAGATTGGGCGGTGGGTGTAGATAAAAACGACCATCAAAAAATAACAAAAGATAATATTAGACCATTTGAAGATATATTTTTAGGTGTTGGTGCGGAAGTGTTATCGTTGATGAGTTCAGTATTAACAGTAAACCCGGATGAAGCAACCCGAAGTATAAAGCAAAGATTAGACCAAATCATTAAAGATGTTAAAGCCGGTGGGGATGAAAAAAAGATAAAGAAATTACAATTAGAACTTGAAAGAATGGCAGCAATCGGCGGGCCTGATAAAATTGTTCCGAATGAGGGTGTTGTTTTTGTGTATAAGGGTAGGACGCTTAAACTAACTGGTGCTTTCGCAAGTTTAAATCAGATATTGGGTTTATTCTATTAATTTAGATATTTATATTAAAATAAGTTATGAGTAAGTTAAAAAATACAAAAGCGGTTACTGAAATGTTAGCGGGAACACATAAAACGCAAACACGAACAACCGTTGGTTTTGAAGAAATTCCTACCTATGTTCGTAGAGAAGTCGGTGAACAATGGCAGGATGAAAATGGGGATATGTGGGAGCAGAAAGCTGGGTATAAAGTAAAACTCGGTAAGCTTCATCAACTTAGGCAGGATTTGAAAAAGTTCCCTAATTGTATGAAGGAAACCTGCGACTGTAAAAACCCAAAGAGGTTAGATGAAAAAATGCGTGCTTTTCACGGGATGTGTTTTGATTGTGTATTAAGTATGGAATCAAAATTACGGATGAGTGGGGAGTATGATAGGTATGAAAAAAAGAAAATGCTGGAGAATGCGAAAGCATGGTTAAAGCAGGCTCAATTTGAAAAAGAGGCCCTTAAAGTTGCGTTAAGAATGAAGTTTATCAACGAGAATGGTTCGGTTGAAGAATGGAATGGTTTTAATATGGATGAACTTTTATCAAAAGTAGATTCTGATTTTGAAAAGTTGCGTGAGGAATATATCGAAAAATTGGAGCAAGAACTTGAAGAAGAAACAACAACAACTTAGAGAATTAATCCGAAGTGCGATAGCACAAATTATCAAAGAGGATTTAAGAGCATGGTTTGGTAAAGGTAAGACCGGTTCTACCACTGGTGGTGGTTGGGATAGATATTCCTCTACAGGTGAAAAATTGGGTAAGTGTGGTGATGCCGAAGAAGGTGAAGCATATTCGGCGTGTCTTTCCAAAGAAAAAGCAAATAAGTTAGGGCCTGAAGGTAGGGCATCTTTTGTAAAAAGGAAAAGAGCAGCTCAAAAGAAAGCAGGGGATGCCAAAAAAGGTGGTGAACAATCAAAAGGTCAAAAGCCTGTTTTTGTTAAGACTGGTGCTTAGTACCCATATAATGGAAATGAACAAAAACTATATTTATATAATATAAATCAAAAATAGGAAACAAACGATGAAAGTATCGCAATTAAGAAAGTTAATCCGAGAGGAAGCCAAACGGGCCCTAAATGAAGGACCACTTGTAAACGCTATAAAACCAGCTTATACTGGAGATATTGGAAAAGCGGTCAAAGCATTAGAACAATACTTAATAAACGTTGGGGATAAGTATCAATGGGGGAAATTAGCCGACTTGATAGTTGATATTGTTGATTATGCACAACAAGAAGCAAGAGATGAATATAAAGATTAAAATATAATCAAAAAGGTATCATATAATGAAACTAATATTAGAAAAAAATGTTCCAACAGACCCAGCAAAATGGTCTTATTATAAATCGCAAGCAAAGAAAAAGTTTGATGTTTACCCTAGTGCCTACGCCAACGGTTGGGCTGCGAAACAATATAAAGCAGCAGGTGGTGGTTGGAAAACCGAAGAATCTGTGGATGAAGCCAAAAAAGATTTAGGATTTGATCTTGGTGATTTTGTTCACTTTAAATCAAAAAATAAAACTGGGATGGTTCTAAAAATTCAGGGTAGTAAAGTAACCATCAGAACCCTTCAAGGCCCATTTGTGGGTGATATAAAAGATATTCAAATTCTTGCACAAGATAATATAAATGAAGGTAATGCATTTACTGGGGCACTTTTTAATGCAAGAAAAGAAGGATTAAAAGAGTTTGAATTTAACGGAAAAAAATATCCTGTAATAAATGAAATTGATGATGAGCCCAGCAAATCTTCCGTTAAAAAATCGGGCAAAGAACAAGCAGCACAACAAAAGGAAATGTTAAGTATTCAGAAAACATTAAAAGATAATGCCAAAGATACTGTTGCTTATAATAAGATACCTCAAAATAAAAGAACCTCTGCGCAAAAGGCCCATTTAAAAAATATGGCCGATTTAACAACTAAATTAAAAAAGTTAAAAAGTTTAACCGAAGATATTGATGTGGGGCATCAGGATGATGAACCTAATATGTTAAAGGCTGATTTGTTTCGTATTGCTAAATACGCAAAAGAACTTTATGAAATGATGAATCAGTTTGATAACTCTGATGAAGAAGTTGATTTTCCTCATTGGTGGCAATCTGATATTATTCGTGCAAAAGAATTGATGGTTAATGCAAAACATTATTTGAATGGTGAATTAAATGTAAATGGTAATCCTTTGGGTGAAGGTAAAAAAAGAATTAGTGAGGGGTTGAGATGGCATTTAAAAAACAAAAAACCGCTTTCTGAAAATGTATTTAGATATGGTTCTCCCAAATTTTTTAAGTTAGTAAATGAGTGTAGGAACTTGTGGAGAAAAGGTCAGTTCATGCCAATGAATGAAAGTGATGAATGGTTTTTAGATTCTGATATGGGTAAGATTGGGATTTATGAAGGTAAGAAAGTTTTATTGGATTTTCCAATGTTGGTAGAAGCTCAGTATCAAGGAACTGAAGTAGAGTTAAATTCACCAAAAAGAAATTCAGGTGAAGGTAAAAAGTATGTTGTGTATGTAAAAGACCCATCAAGCGATAACATCAGAAAAGTAACCTTTGGAGATGTAAAGGGTGGATTAACTGCAAAAATAAACAACCCAGAAGCAAGACGGGCATTTTCAGATAGACATAATTGTCCTGATAAAAAAGATAAAACAACACCAGGATATTGGTCTTGTAACTTACCACGCCATTGGTCTAAAATCGGTGGTGGTGAGGATATAAACTCATATTGGTAGTATGGCAAAAAGACCGTATTCTGAAACCAGGTCCGAAAACAATCTTCGTAGAGTATTTAAACCAAATGTAGATAATTCGGAATTGGTTTGGCATAGAGATAGGGAAGATAGATTGGTAGAGGTTGTAAGTGGTAAAGGTTGGATGTTTCAGTTGGATAATGAAGTTCCGATTGAATTAAAAGCTGGTGATAAATTTAAAATTAAAAAAGAAACTTACCATAGAATTATTCGTGGAAATACACCACTTGAAGTAAATATTAAATTATTGAATTAATTAATTTTAGTTCCATATTTATTATAAATAAGTTACGATGAATTCATATCATGTGTTTTTGGTCAATCAAAATAGACCACCAGGCTCTTTTGAGTTGTTAGTTCAAATGTATTCTTGTATTACGCATAAAACGCACAATTCGGATACACCATTATACTTAATAACGGATAAAAAATCAAAAGAATTTTATGATAGTTGGAATATAACCCCACTTTATGATGGTGTTATTACTGATTATTTTGATGATTATCCATACGATAAAATATCACCCAACTTTTGGGCATCACCTAAATTGTGGGCAATGTCAAAGTTAAAAACTCCATTTGTTATTTATGATACTGATTTGGTTTTGTATAAAAATTTAAAGAAAGAATCGGTGGGATGCGATTTATTGTATCTTCATAGAGAATCACCAACCACATATGGTAATCCATTGGATATAGAACATTCGGATAATTGGAAATGGGATAAAAAGCTAATAAATTCTTTTAAAGATTCATTTCCAATGAATTGTGCTATTGTTGGGATGTTCAACGAAAAATTTAAAAACGATTATGTAAATCATTACTTTAATTTTGTTTTGGGTGGTAGTGGGGAAACAAAAAATATGACAAAAGAAAAGTTATTACTGTACGCCGAATCTTCACCACAAATTATATTAGAACAATGGTTATTAGCAGCACTTTCAAAGTATTATAAAAAAATAAAAACAAAAGCATTGGTCCCCGTAGTTTATACCAATCAAGCTTTTTACACATTTGATTTTGATTCTCAATCAGAAGATGCTCACAAATTATTAAACCAATCAATATACCATTTGTGGGGTGCTAAAAAGTTTGAAAATGACCCGAAATCAAAGTTGTATATAAAATCAAAAGTGGATATTGTAAACGCATTACCAATAATAACATCCAGCCCATACAATCGGTTATTAATTGATAAAGCATCATATTTAATATCAAAATTAGTTTAACAAAAAAAATCAATATTTATAAAAACAGGAGAAAAGTTATGAACATTTTAAAAAGATTATTTAGTTTAATTTTTGGCCAAAAAGCCGAACCAAAAAAGATTGAAACATTGGTAGTTCCAAAACAACCAACTTTTACATCATCGCCAAGATATGCTGGTACATTAGCACCAACTTGGGAATCAAAAACTGAACAACCCAAAGTTGAACAACCCAAAGTTGAAGTTAAAAAAGCAACACCTGTTGCCGAAGAACCTAAAACTGATGCTGTTGTTGAGCAAAAACCAAACCCAAAAAGAAAAAATAATTATAGAGTAAAGCATAAAAAGCAAAAAAAGAATAATGAAAATATCTAAAATTTTTGGATTAGTAGTAGTTGTATTAATTATCCTATTTTTACTTAGGGATAAATTACCTATGGGGTTTGTTAAGAGAATTTTTAACAATGAACCTACTATAGACACCGTTACAACGGTGGAATATAAATACGATACTATCACTAATGAATCAAAAGTTTATGTACCACAATGGAAAGATAGGGTTGTAATTGATATTGATAGCTTTATAGTAAGCCAACCTCAACCTATTGATACAATGGCACTTTTAGCAGATTACTATTCAAAGTATTACTACGAAGATACTGTTGCGGTAGATACCTTTGGGTATGTGGTATTAAAAGATACAATTTCACAAAATCAAATTCAGTCCCGACAATCAATCACAACTGTTGTCATACCAACAAAAACTGTTACCCATAGTATTTTAATAAATAAAAGAGAAATTTATTTAGGGGGTGGTTTTACAGGTAGTAGAAACTATATGATTGCCAATGGTGAATTATTAATTAGAACCAAAAAAAGAAAATCATTTGCATTTGGTGTTGGTATAGATAACGAATTAACTCCAAACTTTACGGGAAAGATTTATTGGCAAATAAGTAAATAAACCAATGGCTGGTAAATCTTTAAAGGAATTAATATCCGATGAGTATGTAAAGTGTGCAAAAGACCCCGTATACTTTTTTAAAAAATTTTGTTACATACAACACCCACATAGGGGTAAGATATTATTTAACCTATACGATTTTCAAGAGGGATTAATTGATAATTTTAAAGAACATCGTTTTAATGTTATCCTTAAATCACGTCAGTTAGGTATATCCACTATTAGTGCTGGATATGCAACTTGGTTAATGTTATTTCATAGAGATAAGAACATACTTGTAATTGCTACCACACAAGATGTAGCAAAAAATCTTGTTACAAAAGTTAGGTTTATGTATGATAACTTACCAAGTTGGTTAAAAGTTCCTGCTGCAGAAGATAACAAATTATCATTAAGATTGAAAAATGGTTCGCAAATTAAAGCAGTATCCGCAACCGAAACGGCAGGTCGTTCTGAAGCACTTTCATTACTGATTATTGATGAGGCTGCATTTATTAAAGGTATTGAAGAGATATGGTTATCAGCACAATCAACGTTATCAACCGGTGGTGGGGCTATCATTCTTTCAACTCCAAATGGTGTAGGTAATTTTTTCCACAAAGTTTGGTTGCAAGGTGAGCAGGGTGATAAATGGCATCCTACAAGATTACATTGGACAGTTCATCCAGAAAGAAATCAACGATGGAGAGATGAACAAACCCGATTATTGGGTGAAAAGGGTGCTGCACAAGAATGCGATACTGATTTTATATCATCGGGTTATACTGTTGTAGATGGTAGTGTATTGGAGTGGTATAAAGAAACTTACATTACCGACCCCGTTGAAAAGCGTGGTTTTGATGCAAATTATTGGATATGGGATTATCCAAACTATGAAAAGAATTATATTGTTGTAGCTGATGTTGCTAGGGGTGATGGAGCAGACTATTCTGCTTTTCATGTTATTGATGTAGAACGAATTGAACAGGTGGCAGAGTATAGGGGTAAGATAGAAACAAAACAATATGGGGCGTTTCTAACATCAGTTGCAACGGAATGGAACAATGCTTTGTTGGTGATTGAAAACGCAAATATTGGGTGGGCAGTTATCCAAGAGGCAATTGACCGTAATTATCAAAACCTTTATTATTCATATAGAGAACTGGGTTATATTGATGAGGATATTCATTTAAGGCGTGGTTGGGATTTAAAACAAAAAGAGGATATGGTACCAGGGTTTTCAATAACACAAAAAACCCGTCCATTGATTGTATCAAAATTAGATACTTATATGAGAGAGAAATCACCTATAATTCGCTCTAAAAGGTTATTGGATGAATTGTTTGTGTTTATTTGGAATGGTTCAAGAGCAGAAGCACAAAAGGGTTACAACGATGATTTAGTTATATCATTTTCCACAGGTCTTTGGGTAAGAGATACTGCTCTTAAATTAAGACAGCAAGGAATGGATTTAACCAGATCTGCATTAAGTCATATTACCAAAGTATCTTCAAACCAACCAGGAGTATTTTCAAGCAGAAATCAAACACAAAACCCATACTCAATGAAAGATATTCGTGGTAACGATGTTGACTTGAGTTGGTTATTATAAAAAATTTATATTTATATTTATGGCAGATAAATCACTATTCGGTAGATTGCAAAGATTATTTTCAACGCAAGTTGTAATAAGGAGAATTGGTAAAGGTAAAACTCGTGCAATTGATACTCAAAGATTACAATCACAGGGTAATATAAAAGGAACATCTTACTACGATAGATTTGGTAGATTGCACAGCACCCGCCAAAATTGGGAAACATACAACAATCAATACAACTATTCATCCAATAGATTAGAGTTATATACGGATTATGAAGCAATGGATAAAGATTCAATCATCGCTTCGGTGTTAGATATTTATTCGGATGAATGCACTCTTAAAAATGATATAGGTGATGTTTTACGAATTAATTCTGATGATGAAAATATAAAAAAAATACTACACAACCTTTTTTATGATGTCTTAAACATTGAGTTCAATTTATGGGCATGGATTAGGGGGATGAATAAATATGGTGATTATTATTTAGATTTGGATATAGAAGAGGGTATTGGTATTGTAAACGCATCACCAATATCTGCGTATGAGATTGAAAGGGAAGAGGGTTTTAATCCTGATAATCCATACGAAGTTCGTTTTAAAATGACATCTTTTGGTGGAGGTACAACAGGATTTAATTATCAAAAATCTCAAAATGATTTACAAAATTATATTCCATTCTATAGAATAGCACACTTTAGATTATTTTCAGATACAAACTTTTTACCTTACGGCCGTTCACTTTTAGAACCGGCAAGAAAGACTTGGAAGCAATTAACTCTTATGGAAGATGCGATGTTAATTCATCGTATTATGAGAGCACCTGAAAAAAGGGTATTTAAAATTGATGTTGGTAATATACCACCAAATGAGGTTGACCAACATATTAGAAACATTATTGACCAAATGAAAAAAATCCCATATGTGGACCAAAACACTGGGGATTATAATCTTAAATTCAACATTCAAAATATGTTGGAAGATTATTATTTACCCGTCAGAGGTGGGCAGTCTGGAACTCAGATTGATACTTTAAATGGTATGGAATTTACAGGTATTGAAGATATTAACTACCTAAAAAACCGAATGCAGGCCGCTCTTAAAGTTCCAAAAGCGTTTATTGGATATGAAGAGGGTGTAGAGGGTAAAGCAACATTAGCACAACAAGATATTCGTTTTGCACGGAGTATTGAGAGGGTTCAAAAAATTGTTCTTTCGGAATTAACCAAAATAGCAATTATTCACCTTTACGCACAAGGATATGAAAATGAAGATTTATCAAACTTTTGGTTGGAACTAACCCCACCATCCATTGTTTATCAGCAAGAAAAAGTTGCCTTATGGGTTGAAAATGTTAGATTAGCAACCGATATTAAAACATCAAAATTATTATCACAGGAATGGATATATAAAAATATATTCAATATGTCCGATGATGAATGGAAAGTTGAACAGCAAAGGGTTATTGATGATTTGAAGTTAGGGTTTAGGCAGAATCAAATTGAAAATGAAGGTAATGACCCACTTAAAACAGGCGAATCATTTGGAACACCACATGATATGGCTTCCATGTCTCAGCAACAACCCGCTGAAGAAGGCGGTGGGCAACAATTCCCTGCCGCACCTAATAGTGAAGTAGGACCGGATGGTGGTTCGCCCGAAGGTGGATTTCCTGACGCAGGAGCTCCACAAAAAGGAAGTACTACTGGGACGGATGAAAGTAACTTTGGTAGAAATCCGTTAGGATATGAAAAAAATATATCACCCGAATCAACATATCACAGATTTAGAAAATCACCGTTATCAGTTGAGGGAATGCAATTGAAAGCAAGTTTACAACAATCGAAAATGAAAAGTAAAAAAATGTTAATTGAATCTCTTTCAACGGAAAGTGAAATTAATGAAGTTAGTATGTTAGATGAGAAAAACATACTAAATGATATGGTTTAATCAATTTTAGTATATTTATTAAATGATATATAGGGATAAAAATAAAAATGAACAAACTTAGACATTCAAAATTTAAAAATACAGGTGTTTTGTTTGAATTGCTTGTCAGACAAATTGCATCTGATACATTGAACGAAAAAAACTCACCAGCCCTTTCTATCATTAAAAAACACTTTAAAAACGGAAGTGAACTAAGTAAAGAATTAAAACTATATCAATATTTAGTAAAAGAAAACTTTGATAATTCTTATAAAGCACAAGAGTTTTTAAATATTGTTTTATCCGAAAGAAAAAAATTAAATGAAGGTGTATTGAAGCGTGAGAAATATAACTTAATTAAAACAATTAATGAACGCTTTAACACAAATGATTTTTTCAAATATAGAGTATCCAATTATAAATCTCTTGCATCTATTTACAAATTGTTTGAAAACAACGAAGGGACATCCCCAAAAGAATGGGTTGAATGTAAAAATGTTATATTAGAAAATGTAACAAAAAAACCAAAAACTGAAAAAGCAGTAAACAATCAATATGTAAATGAATCAAAAGATGTAAGATTATTAGCATACAAATTTTTAGTTGATAAGTTTAATGAAAAGTATAAAGTTTTAACTACCGAGCAAAAATTGGTTCTTAGAAATTACATCAATAATGTTGATAATTCTGATAACTTAAAAAGATTTATTTTAAGAGAAAGTGAAAAACTTAAAAAAGAATTTTCTAAAATAAAAATTTCAGATAAAGTTTCTGCTATAAAACTTAAAGAAGTTATCAATTTAATTGATGGATTATCTAATTCTAAAATAGTTTCGGAAAATCAGGCTTTAGGTCTTTTACGATATCATCAACTATTGAACGAATTAAAAGGTATTTAATATGAGTAGATTTCTAATTGAAGAGCTTGATAAACAATTCAAGCAGCTAGAGGAAATAGAAGAGCAGGATGAAAAAGATTCCGAATTAGAAGAACAAAATGTTACCTCTAATTTGGATGGTGGTGCTGGTCCACCACGAACTCCACACGCATTTGCAAAAAGTGAAAAGGATATGGATGATGACCATATTGAGGTGTTGGGATATAAAAAAATAAAAAGCGTAAAAAGAAATTTTTTAGAAAGATGGGAAAAGGGGATTGAAGATACGATTAACGAATTAAATTATCGTCAATATCGAAAAGAAGAAATGGGTTCTCCCCAGCTAAAAATTAATAAAGCGATCAAAGAAATTAATAGAAAAATTTACGAAGTAGAACACTTGGTAAATCAAAATATAAAATTAAAAACCGAAATGGGTGTTTCATCCAACACATATTGGAAAAAGACAAGAAATAACTTTTCTAAAATATCAGAGAGGTTAAATCGTATTTCATTTAAGATTAAACAATTGGGTGCATAAAAGATGAAACAGCTATTGGTTGATACTATTGTATTTGATGTAAAACCCCAGCAGCTTAAAGAAGCTGCGATGAAGGGTGATGGTAGACTTATTGTAAGTGGTGTTCTACAAAGAGCAAACGAAAAAAACCAAAATGGTAGAGTATATCCTGAAAGTATATTAAAGCGTGAGGTTTCAAAATACAAAGATAGGGAAATTAAAGAAAACCGTGCATATGGTGAGTTAGACCATCCCGAATCATCAGTAGTTGAGTTAAAGAATACATCGCACATTATTAGAGATGTTTGGTGGGATGGTAAGGATGTTGTTGGTAAGGTAGAAATACTTAACACACCCTCTGGAAGAATACTTAAAGAGTTAATAGAGGCCGGGTGTACCGTTGGTATATCATCACGAGGTATGGGATCGGTTCGTCAAATTAAAGAAGATGGGACAGTTGCTGTTGAGGGTGATTTTGATTTAATATGTTGGGATTTTGTAAGTAACCCATCTACCTTTGGTGCGTTTTTAAAGCCTGTTAATGAGAGTGTAAATCGTAATGTTGGTAAGGTTAATAAGTATGAAAAAGCAAATGATATTATGAGAGATATTATTTGTGAAATTGGTGGATATTGTGAATGTAATTTTGGAGAAACAAAATGAGACTAAAAGAATCCATTAATCAAAATCAAATAAATCTATTAAAAGCGACTTATGGTGATATTAAAAAAATAAACCCAAATTCAGCTGCTGTTAAAAAACTTATGATGGTTTTAAAGAAGTTATCAAAAAATGATTTGGAAACTATTTCTAAAGCCAAAATAAACTTTGTTTCAACTATGGCACAATCTATTCTTAGGGATTCTAATGTATCTGAATCCGCTGAGATGGATAATTTACAAAAGAGAAAAAACGATTTACTAAAACAAGTAGACCCTTTAATAGCAAAAAAGAAAAAGTTGTATAGTGATGTAGATATTACTACCCCAAAATCATCGGATGAAAAAAAGTTGGATAAAGAAATTGCAGACCTTTTTTCGGAAATAAATGATTTGGTTCATAAAATAGTTAAATTGAAGAAATCTCAAAATGAAGGTAGGAATACTATGAAATTAAAATCAGCAGTAACCGAAGAAATTGCAGTTGGTAAAATGGTTAAGGTTGTTAATAACCCACATTGGGAAGCAGCTTTAGGTAAAAAAGGACCATTCAAAAGAAAAGTTAAAATGATTGATGGTGATAATGTATTCTTTACTGATGGTTCTAATTCATCAATGAAATATGTAAAAGAAGATATTCAACCTACAAACGAAGCAGCATCTCGTACTGCAATGGAAATTGGTGGTTTGACTGGTTTGAATAAAGATGCAGTTCAAAAGTTTGTTGATACTCACAATATGGATATTGAGGCGGTTTACCAATATATTAAAAAATCAAAGATAACTGATAGACTTAATTTTGTAACTGCAGTAGTTGGTAATCCTGGAAATCCGTTTCAAAAGAGAATGATTAAGATGTTTGCTGAATCAATAAACGAAGTTGACGCTATGCTCAATAAAAAAGTTTACAAACTTTTGATGAAAGAACTTGGTGATTTGAGAACGGGTGGACCTAACCATCAGTTTGCAGTAATGCACATTTTGATTGGTGCATTAAGAGATGCAAACTTCTATTCAGATGCAAAGAAAGTACCTGCTCTATTCCCTAAAGCTGAATATGAAGGTGACCCGATGGGTAAAGAAGATACCATTGATATATACGAATACGACCTCGGACCAAAAATTGCTAATATGGCACAATGGGATGGTGGTGCTATTGCTGACGCAATTGCTTTTTATACTTCAATGACAATTGGTAGACCGCTCGGTCAAAAAATTGAAAAACTTATTGCTTCAATGTCATCAAAATATAATTTAAAAGAATCCATAAAAGAATTAATAAATGAGGCTTCGTATACTGTAAAAGCTGAAAACCCATATCAATTTGTAAATGGTGTATATGCTGTTTTAAATGCATATTTGAGAGATGAAGAGCTTGGCCCAAAGGCTAAAAAAGAATTACAAACTATCCTAAAGTCATTAGACTATATGAGAAAGTATTTTTATTCTAACATAAAAGAATCAGCAAAAAAATTCATATTTACTAAAGTTGCCCGTATATCTAATAATGGAAAATTAGATATTTATTAATAACTAAAAATAAAGAAGGTAATTACAATGAAAAAATTATTAAATTTACTTAAAGAATCTCAAAACTTAGATTATCGTAGATTAAACATAGGTGAGGAAGATTTAGATGATACATCAATGACATCCGATGAAAAGCGTGCTTTTGTTGAAGCGGTGGCATCTTATAGAAAAATCGGTGAAGCAATTTATCATAATGGTAATTTGATGGAGGCCTATGAGAATATTAAAAACATCGTAGAAACCGCTGAAAAATTAACCTTAAAAGAAACTGGTGATTGGTTTGATAAAGTAACGGTTAATCGCCATATGAAATCAATGAATGAATCATTTAAGATTTTTTCAAGCACAATTAAAGAAGTAGCAACTCTTCAACAAAGATTAGAATCATCGTATGATGAGATTGGTGAGGTGTTAGGTAAATATTATGAAATCAAAGAAGGTAATGAGTTTGGTGCAGAAAGAGCAAAGGCAATAGCATCGGGCGATGATACCTTTAAAGTGGGTGGTCAGAGTTTCAAAGTAACGGATGTGGACGCAGAAGATAAAAAGAACGCAGAAGAGTTCGTAGGAGAAAATATGAGTAATATGAAATTAGGTTCACTCCTTAAAAACAAAAAAAGAGTTAATGAAGCAAAAGTAATTGTTTACAATGAAAAGACCGGTGAGAGATACGAAGTATTATCTGGTAAAGGTAAGGGTGATTTGTTAATTGCTATGAAAGCATTACAAAGTTCAGCACCATCTCATATGAAGTATTCTATTAAAGAAAATCGTAGAGTAAATGAGGAACTATCGGCCGAATTACCAAAAGCAACAATACCTGCTGCAATTCAGCAAAGACTTGCACTTGCAATTGAAAAGATTCAATCCGGTAAACTTAACTTTAACCAAAAAATTCAATTATTAGCAAAAGTAGTAGATGCTCTTGGTGTTGATAAAACCCAATTAGGTACACTTACCTCTAAAATTAAAAGTAAAATGGGAGAAGCTTTGGAAGGAGGATTATCATCCGAATTACCAAAAGCAACAATACCCGCTGCAATTCAGCAAAGACTTACACTTGCACTTCAAAAGATTGAATCAGGTAAACTTAACTTTAACCAAAAAATTCAATTATTAGCAAAAGTAGTAGATGCTCTCAATGTTGATAAAACTCAATTAGGTACACTTACCTCTAAAATTAAAAGTAAGATGGAATCATATCAAGCACCAGAAGAGGAAGTTACTGAAGGTAATGAGTTTGGTGCGGAAAGAGCAAAGGCAATAGCAGCGGGTAATGATACCTTTACTGTTGATGGGAAAACTTACAAAGTAACTGATGTAGACCCAGCCGATAAAAAGAATGCAGAAGAATTTACCAATGAATCTATGAGATTAACAAATCTCTTAAAAAAAAAAGTCGTTAAGTGAGGCAACCGCAAGATTATCTGATTTGTTAAAGCAGGTGGTTAATGGTTCAACCTCTCGTATTGGTTCTACCAAAGTTGATAAGAAAACCGCGGAGAAGTTGTTAAAACTATATAATTCAGGTGATGTTAAAATGCAGAACAAATTTGATGGAATGAGTATAGATAAAGTTACATCGGCATTTAAACCATTTATGGAAAATAACAAACTAAAAAATGAAGTTGCACCCGAAGGATGGGAAGGAACTGTGAAAGCAATGAAAGATGAACCAGGTATTGATAATCCTTGGGCATTGGCTTGGTGGATGAAGGGTAAGGGATATCAATCACACAAAAAATAAAAGGTAACACATACTATGCCAGCAATAGACATTATACAAAACATATCTTTAAAGTTTTCTGACTTTATAAAAGATAATCTAAAAGATATTGGTAAATTACCAAGAAAACAACAACAGGGTATTTCTAAAGCAATCCGTGCATTTAAAGTTGTATTGGATGATATATCTGAAAATTTAAAAGTAGTTGGTCCAACCGTTGAAGTTGGTTCACCTGTTTTTGTTAAGGGTAAAAATATGGGTGGGGTTGTAATGGAAATAAACAATAAAACCGCAATAGTAAGGACAAAAGCCGGATTAATAGAAGAATCTATTCAAAACTTAGAAGTTATACAATAAACAATTTAAACAAAGTTACGATGAGTGAAAACGAAG